TCCGGGCTCCGGAGTGGGGTCAGGTAACGCACTCGATGGTGTATATACATAACGAGCAGATTTTTCGCGTGTTTTCAAGTCACGGGTAGTACGATCAACGATTTCAGCCATTTTGTTTCTCCATTTTTACCAATTCAGCAGCATACTGCTGGGGGGTTAAGCCAAACTTTTTAGCCAACGCAACTTGCGTTGAGGTCATTTCAACTTTCCTTGCCCCAGACGAACGAGTCGCAGAAGCAACTACTGTCGCGGGTTTTTTGGAGCTTTCCGATGGTTTCGGCCTGTCTTCTTTGCCAAACATGTCTGGAAAAGTTGACTTAATCCGAGCGTCAATACGATCAAAATAGTCATCCGAGCGAGGGTCTACCCCCGAATTCACAAGTTTCTGGTGCAGCCCTAGTGAAAAGCTGGTGATTTCTTCATACCCCGAACGTCCGAACCACTGGTTTTGTGCCTGCCAGCGCAGTGTTTTATCGTCGACCTCTTGCCGGGGTGGAGGAGATTCCTGTGTTTGTACACCAATATCGTCTTCTTGTAAAGGAGTAGGTTTAAAGTTTCTTGCGGCCTGTACTCGCATCTTGGCATCGGTCATAGCTTCCTGAGCTTCTACCAACCCGTCAGAGTCCCCTGCCTCGTAAGCTGCTTTGTACTTACGCTTGGCATCTTCCAACTCCGCGCTAGTTGCGGCCTTGATAGTTTCTGCGTAGGTATGTTCGCCAGAGCTAACGTACTGCTTTAAGCGTTTGTTCTCTGCAACCATGTGCTGAGTGATGCGTTCAAGCTCGTTTTTCTCCCGTGTAAGGGTTTCTTTAGCGCGGCGTTCGTCATGGCGGGCATGCGTCAATTCCTTGATACGCTTCTTCACCCCTTCCGAGTAGGTATCCATCTCATCATCGGATGGGTCTTCTACTTCACGGTCTAATGGCTTGCGGCCCCGGTCTTTAACGGGTACGTCATCGACGACTTCAATTTCAATTTCGTCGTTACCAACTTCTTTATCGTTGGTAGATTCTTTTGCCTCGTCTGGAAATACAAATTCAGTGTTTGCCATAATATTCTCCTTTAAGCACGTGAAATGCCACGTGGGTCTTCAACAACTGCGTCTATTTGGTCGTCATTAATCAATCGGAATTCTTTTCCGTAGATTTTGAAGCGTGTACCTGAATAGGTACGCACCAGTACGAAGTCACCTTCCTTGCACCACGGCCCAGCAGGGAACTTAACTTTGTCTCCGTACGCGTCAGGCCCAACCTTCAGAACAAACAACACCGTAGTGCCATGTTCTTCGGCTTTCATGAAGGCTCCTGCCCGCATAATGTCCGAGTTTTCAAAGGTTTGCGCCACTGAAGGGACAGCACAAAGAATTTTCCAACCTGTTGGGGTAGGAAGCATCGTCGCTTTCTGCTCGTCAGTGTCGCCTTCAGCGGGCTTTTCAGCGGGCTGAATAGTATTTGGTAACTGCATGCCGGGAGGCAAAATGATTTCACTCATCTGATTTATCCACTTTTTCTGCGAGGGCACTTACATACTGCATTGCTAGGGATAGCCCACGAATCACCCCGCAAAGTTTTTGATACTCATCAAAACTCCTGCAACCACCGTTAGATATACTTTCGGTGTAGTTGTCTATGTCTGCACGCATTTGCTCTTTTAGAATGCGCGTGTATTCTTGGATCATTCTTTACCTTTGGATTGATCGTATTTATCTTTTGCAATGCTGATACCCATTTGCAGGCCGTCTTTTTGCTGCTGTGCGGAAAGTTTTCTTTTACCTTCCTCCATCTGTATGCCGATTTTCATGGCTTCTAGTTGAGTTTGTTTAGTAAGTTTGTCTTCTTCTAAGGTCTGTTTATCTACCCTAGAGGCAGCATCGACGGCAAATTTCGATTTTTCTAGCTCCATAGTCTGCTGTTTGATTTGCATTTCCTGCTGTTTGATTTGCATTAACTGCTGTTTGATTTGCAAATCTTGCTGTTGCATTTGAATAACTGGGTCTTGTGCCTGCTGCTGCGCTTGCTGCTGTGCTGCCTGTGTTTGAGATTGTTGCAAAACTTGTTGTGCGGCTTGTGCCATCATTCCTGACAACGCGACCTCAACTTCTGGCGGCAATTTCTCGTCTTCCGGGGGTAGCGCCATACCCAGTTGCTGTTCAATTTTGGCCCGGTACAAGAACCCAACGTGCTCAGAAATATGGGCCATGAGCGCGGCTTGCATCGCTGGAGCTCGGGGGTTTTGACCAATAAATTGCTGTACTAACGGGTCTTGGATCATCATCATATGCACTTGCATATGTGCTTGATGGTCTTGGTACATGAACGCTTTTAGGGGTTTACCCTTGAGTACGTTTTGGTTTTCCGTCACTGGGTCTTTTGGCTTCTGGTCATCTTCCAGAGGTACTAACTTGTCTGCGTTTTTAATACCTAAGACATCCAGCATCCGGCGGTGCAGTTGCGGCAAGTCATAAATGTCCGGAGCCATCTGTGACATCTGGATAACAGCTTGGAACTGTATAACCCGCTGGCTCATCGTGGCCGCGTTGGGGTCTGATACAGGTATCACGTCTACTTGGTTGTAGTCAGATTGCTTGGCGCGGGGGCCGTCGTCACCGTCTGGCTCGTAGTCGTAGTCAGAGTCGGAGTAATCCCGAATAATGTTCTTGAGTAGCCCCAACTCTTGTTTTAGGGAGAAATGCACGCGGGCTTGCACCGCAGTCATCACCTTCAGTTGGCGTTCGAGAAGCGCGAGGGTTGTGCCCACAGGCGCATTACCGCTCATATCCGAGACTTTCATATCCGCAGTAGCTGCGAATCTACGCCCCTCATCCACAATATTTTGCAGGAGTGTGTACAGAGTTTGGCTTGGCTCTTTGTACGGAAGCGGCAGGATGTTGTCGCGGATAGTCCCCGAACCAACGTCTACATCTCGGAACTCGCCGGGAGCAATGGGTGTATCGTCCCCTTTGATACGCAGGCCACGAGTTTTCAGGCCACCGGGCAAATTAGCCAACGTACCTGCATCTATCAACTGCCGCATCAAGCTTGTAGCCGATTTAGCAAAGCCGCCGATCAGGTGGAACAAACCAAAGCCGTAGGCTCCGAAGCCGGGGATGTACTGGTAATGAACAAAATGCTGGCGTTTGAGTTTGAGTGGGTCATCCTCTACCCAGTTGCGGCGGATAGACAAGACTTCGTGTGTGCCACTAATAAGGGTAACTACGTACGGCAGCATAATCCCACTGACTTCGCCGTCTTCTTCATCCTCAAACCCTTCTAGGTCGAGGTCGACGTGGCATTCATTGAGCGTATAGCGGTCATCGTTAATATCCGTGAAGCCTGTTTCTTTATCCTTGGCTCTCTGGATATTGCTAACAGTCTTGTCTGGGTCTGGGAGTTCGATGTCCCTGTAAAAGCCCAGTTTCTGTAGCTTTAGAATTTCGTTCTTTGTCTTACGCATCACATGGGTGATGCGGTAGCACGAGTCCATCTCAGTCGTGCCGTACGGCAAGATAATGTCTTCCGCAGGGATGAAAATGGATACTTGGCGACCTAGATTCGGGTCGTAATACACTTTCTTGAACGCCGAACCTGTAGCTGGCAGTGACCACAGCATGCGCTCGTGCTCTGGACGGAACTCTTTCATGACTTCCGTAAGCTGATAGTTCATATCCGCTTCTACCCGCGCTGCCGATTCCTTCTTCGCCGGGGTTTCCTTACCGATAATTTTCGTACGTACCGGGCCTTGGGCCGGGAAAGTCTCCGTAATAGTCTCCGCTTGGAACCGGACAACCGCCTCAGTAATCATGGGGTGAAATACACCTGACGCACCGTTCCACGGCTCTGTGCGCTCTTCGATCTGCAAGCCCAGCAGCTTCAAGCCTTCGGTATAAGCCTTCTCCCAGTCTTTACGGGAGTTCTTGTCGTTCTCAATATCGTCAGACAGGGCCCCAGCCAGCTTCGACAACGCACCTTCGGAAACTTCTTCTGCCAAGTTATCCGAGAAAGCGTCATCTTCGCCCTCCAAGAGGGAAATTTCCAAGCTTCCAACAGAAATATTAACCGCTTCGGGGTCAACAATCTCAATTTCAATCGGCTCTTCGTTTTGCGCAAGCTCTTCGATACCCGTAGGCTGCTGGTTTAATACCCGGTCGATATTGGTAGCCATTTTTAATCCTTAATAATATGCCGCTTTGCGGGGCGATGAATAATTATCGTCTCTTACGTCGCTTTTCAAGCTAATAAACCCACCGCTTCTGAAGCGTGCAAGTGCCATACTGGTACAGTTGTGAACCAATACCCCGTTAGCGTAGTAAGTTTCCGCCTCTTCAACCGATAGGTTGTATACCTGTTGCTTTCCGGCTGGCGCGATTGAACACACCTTTGCATTGGACACAGCAGTATTTTGCCCTCGTTTGTACAGTATGGAAAGTATTTCCGCAATTAAGACAGCGCCTACCCTGCGCAATCTTTGCATCGCGCTCTCTAGCATCTGCCGCACGGGAGTTGCATCTATTACTACAGTATTTTGCCCTTGCTGCCGCTTTTGCCAAGAACTTTGCTCCACATAATACGCACGTACACTCTTGGGGAACCACTTTCGAGTAAGCGGCGGCTGCACCTTCTCGCTGGATTGAATTCTGTGCGTGATGCCTATGCCACTCCAACCCTGCCTCGGAGCCATGCCACTTTGCTGCTTTGGGGCGTATCGTAGCCAAGTGCGCCAAATGTTTTGGGGTTCTAAAACGCTCGGGGTCGTTAAGATTGTGCTCTCTGTGATGGTCACTTGCGGAAAGCATCTCAAGGTTGTCCAAAGTATTATTTGTGCAATCCCCATCCTTATGGTGGATGTGCTGGCCTTCAGGAATCGGGCCGTTGTGGAGTATCCAAATATCCCGATGCAAAAAATACCGCCCACCAACACGTTCAAAATATGGCCGCTCAGGGTATTTCTGGTAGGTAAACCCGTTAAATACAATCGTTTCCCTATCTGTCCG